AAATCGTCTTGTGCAAAGTCCCTGCAACCGAATCAACTATGCCCGTGATAGCCCTTATCCCATTATCCCCTGATATATAGACATACGTTGCCCGTCCTATTCCAGTCGGTGCGTAATTGTCTTGATCCGATGTGATTTGAGACGGATAAATAGAATAAGGCGTGGTACTTCCACCACTTGCCGCTATCGTTACCGTTCCAGCCGATCCAGTCCCGCCCGTTGTGAGCGTTACGCCTGAACCCTCGATGAGTTGAACCGTCCCGCCCGAATTGGAAAGGGTTACGGTGTGAGATGTCGCATCGGATGAGTTGGTGATGGTTTGATTCGTAGCGGTTCCAATATCTGCAATCGGATAGCTTGTAATGTTTCCGCTTCCGTCCGATCCGAGTACATTTGTAGGTGTGCCGTCGTCTCTTGTGTTGGGATAAGCGACTGCATTTATATCACCGTTGGCTTTAAAAAGGAATCGTTCACCTGCGCCTGTATGGATAGCTAAATCATTGGCAGTTGTGTGGTATAGTGCGCTGTATACACTTTCATCAGATTCGATTAATCTTATACCTCCCGCTAAATCATCTGAACGCTGAACCAAATCAATCCCTGCGTAAGACGAACTAGATTTATTTAACGCTAACTTTCCGTTAGACCCCATATAAATTGAATTGTCAGGGGCGTCAGAGTTAACCGTAATAATTTGCTCATCATCGTTAAACTTTCCTATTTTCATACTAGCCCCATCAAAACGAAAAAGCATCTTATCGGCATCCCCTGTTGTGGATAATGTGAAGTTTCTGTAACTGCCTGCGCTTAAGAAATCAACCAAAACAGAATCAAATCTTAATATGTCGTTATCTGATCTTATAACAGGGCTTACGCCTATGTCATCTGTCCTGAATGTTAACTTGTGCTTAATGTCAATACCTGTTGAATCGCCTACTAATAAATCATCATTTACATCATGTGTTAATATATTTCTATACACATCAGCACCGTATATATTGCTGTTTTTTTCAAGAAAAACACCTGTGTATTTATTCCTCAATCTTTTTCGCAAATCATAATAAACATCATTGTATCCCGTACTATAATTCCATGATTCCCATAACCCACCACCTACAATATCGTCAGGGGCTTGTCTTACTTGAGTTAGAGATGCTGTCCAATCGAATGCTGCATAAGAACCATCATAAGCAGCAACCATAGACGGGCTTCTGACAAGCCGCTCAAGTGTGTCCCGCATCTGCCAGTGTGATTCCATCCAAAGCGTATTGCCAGATCCAGGATAATAACCCTGCTCAACTGTCCAATTAAAAGTAGGTCGCTCCGCATTGTATTTTGGTGAACTATAATCATAATTGAATCCGAAAGAGTGAAGCATATTTCCTCCGTTTTCAAACCCTACATTTGTTGTGCTGTCCCAGTTGGTGGATTCTATCCACTCCCCAAATCTTCCGTATGTGTCATTGAGCGCAGGGAAGGATAAAGAATCGACATTAATTTTTCTGTGACCCATATAACCTGATCCTGTCAGATTCTTATGGCTCGTTTCGTTTATAGCGAAACGTGTGTTACTATTTGTATTATACGTCAATATAGGATCATGCACCTTTAGCGAATCGGTCAGCGTCTTTTCGCCCGCCACCGTTTCGTCTCCTGTTTTGTGGACTACGTTTGCGTCAATGGCGTAAGATGATAAATCCTGATCGCCTGTATTTGTGCCGCTAAGATTTGAAGCGGTAAGTGTGCCACTAAATAGTCCGTTACCTACCACATCAAGTGCTTCTGCTGGAACCTCATTATTTATTCCAAATTTAGCCGAAGCAAGTCCACTTGTTATAAACCCGTAATCTGTATTCTCAAATCCTATATACGCCCCTGTTTGTGTTTTTCCAAATTGATAAACATCTGATGCGCCCTCAATCAAAACACCCGTTTCGCTACCATCATTTATTTTTAACTGAAATCCATTAATATTAATTTGTCTGTTTGCTGATAATAATTCGCCTTGACTAAGCACATTATCAATACCCTGTATCTCATTAGTGATATCTCCATCAACTTCGCTTTCAAGTTTCGCATTTAACTGCGTCTGTACATTCGATGTAACCGTATTGATATACTGAAACTCTGTGGTATTTACCGAACCATCCCCGATCTTAGTCGCTGCGAGTCCGTTGTCAATCGTCCATGTTGCACCCGTTCCGCTTACGGTTATATCACCTTTGTCACCGTCCGAAATTGAACCGCCCCCACCCGTTATGTACGGATCGAGCAATGCAGCCAACTGAACCAAATTAACGAACCGACCCCGACCCGCAAAGTTCGATCCTGTCGTAGCCGTAACAAGGCAATAAGTCGAATCGGTTGTTTTGGGCGAATCGATACGGAGGTTATAGTCATGAACCTGTCCGATCAGATCAGAAGCGGCAAAAAGTAAAATAAATATTATGTATCTCATGGGTATACTCGGATTGTTAAAAATAAACTACCGTTTAGGTCTATATTCGTGTAAGCGGCTTCCATTGTATTTAATGTGATAACACTTGTACTTGTTAATTCTGCAACAACAACAAAAGGGTCGGTCACATCTGATATATTAGCCTGAACAAAAGTCTTATTTGCTGTAAATGCGCTTGATAAAGTAGCGGTATAAACACCTACACCAGTACGGGCATAAACAATAGTTCCGACATCCAACGCAGTTAAAACAGATGCAGTCGGGTCGCTCGTACCAGATTGGCTTATGATTGCTACATACTCTTTATAGGTCTGTGCAACGCCTAACGGCGATTCATCTGTGCCCTCACCCGTTAAAGTCGCATCGGTTTGAATCGGATAGTATACTGCCGTTGCGGCAATACCTAAAAAGATTATAAATGCGATTATAATTGATTTCATTTATATAGTTTTAATCGTATGTTTTCCAATAGCCAACACCTCCACTTAATCGAACTGCTTTAACTATCAATGAAGCGTGTGGTACTAATGCCACATTGGTTACGCCTGTACCATCTATCTCGTCACCAGAAAAAACCCTTACGACTAGATTCGTAGCGGCCCGGAAATTAGTTATCGTGTATTCCTGTCCAACCTGAGCCTGAGCCGTTGTTAATGCACTGTCCCAATTGTCGGATGTAGATGCTATTTCAGGTAGATTTATTTCGTCACCTATCGCACCTGATCCTGATACGTTAACGATGTTATATGATCTGTCTAATGTTAGATCGGCTGATGTAGCTGTCCATTCATAGTTCTGTGTATACGCCCTGCCTCCATTTAATGCGTAATGGCTCTCAGTTGTATTATCAGCAAATGCCGCATTCTTTTCGTAGACTATATCTGCATCCGTTGCCTGATTTGCTGTTATGGAAAGAGTGCTTTGATTGGTGCCTATCTTGTTAGCCTGGATGTCATATTGTTCGGTTGGCGTACCTCCATTCTGGGATTGGAAATTTATACCACCAGTTATGCCAGTACCTGCTCCAAGCTCTGAAGCGAGTATGAGATTGTTTCCGGAACTACCATTATCATCTTTGATCGTAACATTAGCAACATCACCATGAAGTGATAATGTGTACACATCCATATCGTGCGAACGGTTGCCAGTGAAGGTTAAATCATCCTCGGCAAAGTTGGTATCTGAACCTCCTACAACATCAGCCCACGGTATTCTCTGAACCCTATGACCTGCCGTTGTATCAGGATCGTAAACTATAAATGATTCGTCTGTTTCTGGCGAACCGTCAAGTAGCAATTCGGACATATCATAATTGATATTAGCCTCTGATCCAACCATGTTAATATCAAGTCCATTGCCAACATCTATTGCATTACCCGTCCCCTGCAGAACAGCACCGTCATAGAATGTTATAATCTCATCGTGTAGGTCAGTCCATAATATTTTCTGATTGGCTGCTGATCCCGAATCGTGCATTAATAAATAATCATCAGATTCAGCAGTTGTGACCGTTGTAAACTCGCCACCGTCAAAGCTGATATTAACCTCACTGGCTCCGTCCGTTGCGACATCGAAAGGGTTTTGAAAGTCGATATTAATATTGGCAGATTGTACCGTAACGTTATTTTCTTCTACCACATTAAGACCGCCAACAGGTACAGCAGCTTCCATTAAATTGCCTGAAGCATCTACAACGATATTATATGTGGGAGTACCAGCCGTAAATGATCCTATGCCGTAATCAGGAAGCGTAAATCTTCCATTCCCCGATAAAATAAGTTTCGATCCTGTTGTAGCTGAATTTGGTAGTTTAATTATAAACTCTCCTGTTCTTGTTCCTGCCGTCTTATCTGTCCATCTTGCTATGATCGAAGTTAAACTATCCGCACTACCTGCGCTAGTCTCTACCATCATGTCAATAGACCCACCTGTAAGTGTAGATGCTGATCCGGATTGAAATTTCTGTAATACGACCAAAGGATCAACTCCACTAGTTCCTGCCGTAATTCTACCCTTAAATGGTTGTCCTGTTGTTGCGGTTGCATACATTCCAGTTCCGGAAGTAACGTCTCCCTGAACACCTACAGACGATGTACTCCCTGCCGAAGAAAAGCCCTGAACACCTACAAAGTCGCCAAGACCATAAACGGCAGCACCAGGGAAAGCGGATGAAGGCGATCCGGTTTGAAGTGAATAGACCCCGTAGTTTATATTGTTCGATCCTGTGTGCGTATTTGTGAAGTAACCAGCTACTGTAGTTTGTGAAGCATTGGCATTCGCCCCGCTTAAACTCGATTCAAAAAGACGCTGTGTGTTAGATGCCGCTGCCGTACTTGTGGATGATAGTTTCAATCCTGTACCGCTCGATAATGTATTCCACTGCCATTCCTGATTATAGTTGGCATTGTTGATCGTATTCGTGGCGATTGCGGCCTTGAGGCTTGAAATAGGTATCTGCGTGAGATCATAAGGAGTAGCCAAAACACTTGTATCAGCTTTGATATTTAAAGTGTTGGCAGGAGATTCAGATAAAATAATTCCAAATAGATCATCAACGCCTACATCGGTTCCCGAATCACTATCAATAGAGTACGGACCCGAACCACCTATAGTAAGGTTTGCACCTCCTCCGGGGCCTCCTGAGTTCCATCCAAATGCATCTCCAAGATCGCGAAGGTTCATCCATTTGCCAAGACTATAATAAGGGCTTGCGCTTGCTGTATCATTCGACAACACCATAATACTATCAGGCGTTTGCGTGCTTCGCAACTTCACCTGTGTATCAGTTATCTGACCAAAACAACTTACAGTAAGTGTTAATAATATTATTTGCAGGATATACCTCATTACAGTTTCACAGATTTTAGTTTACGGATAATGAGTACATCACCTGTCAGTAATGGGAAGGCTGCTGCCAGTTCTATCTCCTGATTTGCATAGTCAATAGTATACTGCCCTATGGTTGTTGGAGCTGCTGAATATGCAAGGGTATTACCGTTACGGGTTACTAAATACGTGGCATTAATCTCAACCTCGGATACATATAAAGGATCAACCAGATAGAAATTTGTGACAGCAAACTCAGTACTTGAATCATCACCCTCAAACGTCTGTGACCACATGCTATCATCTACGCAATCAGAATTGCTGATATCGTCAAAGTTGCATTGTATCAACAATCCCGCTGCCTGGACACATCCATCTATTGTTACCACAACAGTATAGTACCCCGGTGCTGCATCTGCCACCGTTGCCCCTGTTTCTCCATCCAATACAGCAAGACCATCACCTGTATCCAAATACCATTCATAGGTAGGTGTTTCTTCACCTGCATAGTCTACGATTGTCACCTCAAGCGTTCCCTCATTATTCTCAAGCGTTATGGTGAATACACCTGTGCAACTATCCGGAAGCTCATATATCTCGCTATCGCTTGTTGCCTCGCACTCTCCAGCTGTTGCTACAACCCTAAATGTTCCTGATGCTGCTGGCTGGAATGATACGCCTGTCTCGCCTACAATCTCAGTCCAAACGGCTGCTATTTCTTCCTCCCATTGGTAGGTACTTACAATATTCGCCTCTGCGATATAGATCACTGTACCGTCATCCAGGGTTATTGCCGTTATCGTTACTGCATAACCATCGCACCCAATGGAGTATGTATAAGTAGTGCTGTCAGTACAATTCCCTTTTACTGCATCTACCCTATACTCTCCTGATAAAACAGGATTGATAGATGTACCTGTCCCGAATAAAATACCATCTTTGTACCAGGTAAATGTCTCTGTACCATCACCACCCCCAACGGTTGAAGCCGTCAATGTGTCTGGTCCTGTTGTTAGGGTTATTGTTACCGCATAATCAGCACATGCCGGATCATTATTTGGATCACCTGTCTCACCCTCACCATCGCACTCATTAAATGGAGCGTTCTCATAATATGAACCGCAACATAATTTTTTAGCGTACTGAGCATCTACGAAAGACATCGTAACCTTTATCTCTAGTAGCGTATTTACGGGCGTTGCTGTGACCTCCATCGTATACACCTCCTCATCCTGTGACTCATCAATATTGGTGAAGGTGATAGCCTGATGAGCTGACATTAACAATAGCTGATTGTGCAATGTCTCATCCCCAACTACTGTAAATGTTACACGTGGATCGAATACAGTGTATACAGGCAAATCTTTACCAAGTGCAAGCTCAATTGTTTTCTCTGTCTTTTGATAAGCGATTGGCTCAAAAGCTGCAATATCCAAATACAGATCAAAATCAGATATCTCTCCACACGTAGAAAGACCTGATAATTTATAGTTATGACAGTCGCTTTGCGTCTCGCTGCCTTCGTTTATCCATCCGTATGGGTTTTGGGCTTTCTCTGAATTGATCAGATCGGTAATATTTGAGATAGATACTGCCATTATTTAGCCCTTAGTTTAAATTCCATTGTAGCGTCAGGATCCGTATAAGTAGCCGTCTCAATTTCACATGCCCCTAATTGAGTTTTTACAAGTCCTGAAGGATTGTACTCACCCATATAATTATCACATGAGAATGGTATGGTAATAGGTGCCTGTAACCGGTTACGCAGAAGCGTAAACATTGGCGTACTTACAATATTGATAAGACCAATTTTAAACGGCCTGCCATAATCGTAATACCGTGGCAACAGATACCCCATTGCCAGGTTGCCATTCAGAATATAGTTTCCTGATATCGGTTGTACTGCTGAATTGATAACCAGGTTAGTAGTGGATACCATGACAAGTATATCAGTAGTATCGAAATAGTCCTCATTCCCTGCAATGTGGCGTAGGTTTGTTAAGTATCCGGTGGCAAGTGCAACCTTTGGCTGCTTATTCTCTACATCATTAACACAATCGTTATAGTACTCAATTGGATGACCATCAAAATCATTGCCCCTACCGTCTGTCTCACTGTCCCAGCCGAATATTTCTTTGTTCGGTTGATTCTGTTCATCATATGTGTACTTCCACTTATCTTCAATATATTTTAGAAATTCAGCCTGTGTTAAGTCTATATTTACGGTTGTAGGCCAGTAGCTTAAATGCTCAATTCGCAATACGGTACCGTCCAGTTCAATATCACAATTACCGGCTATCTTCATAGCATCCAGCAAGCCCTTTAATGTCATCAATGCTGTTGTTGCAGATTGAGATTCATCCAGCCGGGCAAGATCAGTAATTTGATAAAGTACTATATCCGTAAAATCCTCTGCTGCCCTATCGTAGTAATCATTTGATGGATTTGTGGCGTCTGGATTAATATTCCAGAAATTGGATATTACACTTATGCCGCATGGCTCAAGTAATGATTCCAGTAATGGACCTAACTCTTTTCCATTGGATAGATTGGTATTGCCCGCACTATCCATACCAATGATGTTATTGGTAAATATGGCTCCATAATCAATATCAAGTCCATCACCCCATTCTGCCCTTACTTCTGCATATCCTTCCGGGGTATCCGTTGTGTACTCATCACCACTGATCACATTTACCCTACGTGCCCAACCTCCCGTGACAGCTAACCATCCCATGCCAGGAGGTTCTGCTACATCTGCTGAAAACTCCCTGACATATTGTTGCCTCAATGTCATGTGGTGTAATATCGTAACATCACCACCAAATAAACCACCGGGCAATTGCAGCTCAAATGTTGAGTAAAATGTCTTTTTCTTTGTGGTCCATCCGTTTAATGGCTCAATGCAGTCGTCAATATTATTGCTGTAGAAGTAGTCTAACATTTCTGCCTTCTGCTGGGCAATTGGTACGGGTGGCTGCCATGATAATGTGTGCGTATCCTCACACTGGATAAATTCAAGGATGCCGTAAAATGGTGAGGTAGTTACCACAGGATCACCATAATCGAACATATCAACCTCTGTTTCCCATGATCTTGTCATGCAGGTGTATATATCCTGAACCACGATAGGCACATCAACGGTACACTCACTCACATTCCAATCGCATTGATTTAACCGGATATAGCCCGTATAGAATCCCGTTGTCCATGTCTCATCACAATCGCAATACCGATCAATTGATATGGGCACCTTTACGCATGTCTGGCCTTGACGTTCAAGATTGAAAAGACGGGTAAAATCAACTATGCTAGCTTTCGGCTCATCTTTGAAAATTAACTTAGTCTCTAAAGTGCGCTGGTAAAATCGATATCCTGTCTTTCTTTTATCTACCCATTTGAGTTGGGAGTTGTACGGAAAAAACTGGATCATGCCCTGACCGGGAATGTCCAGATAAAACCTGTACATATCATTGATTACCACCTTACAAAATTGCTAAGAAGCAATGCGGATAGGTGTTACAATGTGTAACAGATTAAGAACGTCCATCTAATTCAGGCCGCAAAGTAAATGCCAACTCATCACTGATATACGAATAGAAGTGACGGCAATTGTACCCGCCCAAATCCTGAAATGGATCATACGGATCATTCTTGCCTTGAAACTCACCTTTTGCTTTATCAGTATAGCCTCCAAATTTATCCTGAGGCGTTCCAAATTTCATTATCTCCTCGCGGCTGAATACTTTATCGTTTCTTTCTATGCAGAAATCCCTTGATGTACCAATCCTGCCTCCCTGGTATATGGCATAATTTAATTTTAATTCAGTAGCATACTTCTTTCCAATAAACCTATCAACCTTGACATACGGGTCAGGTAATCTTTCCTCAAATAATGATTTAACAAGACCGCCACCACGTTTTAACACAACGTCCTGCAATGCTATCTTAAGCCCTGTAACTGTCAGCCCTGATCCAATGGCAGCCATCACAACGGTCTTGATGGCGCCTATTGCTGCCCTGTCAGATAGTACATTATAAAGAAGTGAACCTCCTGCTATGATCGTACCTGTAATGCCTAATGCCCCCAATACTGAAGCATTAATATCTTCATGGGCATCTGATTTTTTTACAGTGTCATAGTACTTTTTATTGTACGATAACAGCTTTGAAATATCACTGGCAAAGGTTGAGACGATAGGTGTTATCTCCTCCTCATTGAACTTGTCGTAATAGTTATCAAGTTTTGAGGGTATAAAAAACATTTTATCTGATGGAATGAGCGTCTCATTCTCATCCGTTTCCAATGACGGCAAAAAAGATTCTGTGAGGTATGAAAATAGTTTTTTTTGCGCTCGGTCAATCTTGCCATTCAGCTTATCGGATTGCTCATTTACAAGTTTAGTCCGCTTACTTGTCCATTTGTTCCGGCTCATTTACCACTGGATTTAATGCGCTGGTAATATTTGGCTTCACCTGTTTGGCAAGTATCTTATCAACCTCTCCATATACTAATGCCTTTTGCTTCTTATAGGGGAAGTCGGCAAAGTTCGGATAATCGTCAAATAGATCGGACATGATACGCTCATAGTACAGGTACAGTATGCGCTCCGGGTCATCGGCTGGCAGTGTGGATGTAAGTAATATCATACGCTCACTGGCAGGCTTATCGCTCATTGGCTTGAATCGCTCCCTTGCCTTGTATGCCTTGATAAATTCAGGATTATCCTTGTGTTGCTTTGAGAGAATAGCCAGGTCAATAGTTGATATGATCGAATTGGATACGCCTGCTGTTGATGCTGATGCGCGTTGATCAATCAACTCCTGAACGCTCTCTAATTTAAAGTCAGATGGAAAAGAATGCTGCACCTGCAGCCCATCGCTTTCACCCCTATGGTTGGCTGCCTGTTTAACGGCGAACTTGAAAAATTCACTTACATGATCAGCATATTCAAACAATGTATTATTGACAGCTCGCCAATCGTAATTCTTTGCGGTAGCAGTCTCGACTATTTCAGAACGGTCTAAAACATTGGCTCCAAATATCGCATTGAAAACATCCCTTTGGTCAGAAACAAAATCTTCGCGCTGCATCTTGATGAGATGCTCCGGAATGGTGGCGAAGTAAACCATATCGGATAGCTTCATGGCCGTCCCTGGATCACCTGGCATCTTATACAGCACAATGTCCTGTACGGTTGAATGTATGTCCTTACCTGTGCCTTTACAGGATGTGCATGATACTACATTGTCATAATCATTGGTAATCTTACCTTCACCATGACAGCTATTGCAGTTGTCAACGTAAGCAAACTTCTGATAGAATCCGTGGAGTGCCTTTGATAAATCGTATTCTGATTTATTCCATATAAGATCAGTAATAATCTTTTCTGATGGATACATTGGACTCACCTTTGTCCTTCCCCTGGTTTGTGGGTCATCCATATACCCAACGCGGAAAGCAGGGCATTCTGTAGTCATTGACTCGAATCCCTGATAGATAAACTTTTCAGGCTTTTTGTCTTTGCCAACGTACAGGACAACTTCTGTATATCCTTCCGGAATCTCATATATAGCACCTTTTGGAATGTGCTGAAGTACCCACGAATAACCGATACCGTATAATGTGTAACGGTTTCCGGTTAATACTGTATTTTTTACCCTTGATTTGTAGGTTATAGGATGCTGGGCGATAAGATATTTTAGTACACCATTGACGTACTTATGATCGTACACCTCATTGGCTCGTACTTCAAATGGGTAAACTGTTGGCTTTTTGTTGACCGGATCATCATTTTCAAACTCAACAATGATATAGCTGTTTGGATCTTCAAATGATAAATCCTTGAACCTATTGGCAATATATTTATCCAGTGGCTTACCCTCATACCATTCATTGAGAGCGCCCGTAAGGTCAGCCAGCGCTGTATCATTTGATTTGCCGTAATTGATTGATTCAACCACGTCATCACACCTATGGACCTCGTTAAAAAGTTTCTTTACCTTATTGCTTACATACTGCGTACGGGAATTGGTAATACGGATACGCTGGTCAACTTGTTTTTGCGTTTCTCGTACCTTGTATGATACAAGTATTTCCTTTTGATCATCACCTGTTACAATCTGATAGCACCACTTGGCATGATCAACTGTGCGCTGATAATCGCGGTGTGGTGTATCCTCGGATACCCTTCGTGTTAATATGTTGAAAAGCCCCTCAGATGAGAAATCCATACCTTGCAAAATTGCAACGATAAGAGGGTGGGCTGTGTTACAATGTGTAACAAGTTTTTAAAGGTCCTCGAAGTTTAGGCCAGTGGCGGCCATATTTGGAGGCTTAAGATCAAAGATTGACCTCATCATGAGCATGTCTGATATATCCGGTGATCTCCCAATATTTGCCTTGCGTTCTTTTTTACTTGTAAGTTTTAGTTTTCCCTCTTTTGTTCCTTCGACTGTTTTGATCTGCTCCAATTCCTGAATAGTCATATCCTTAATGCTATCCTTACCCTTTACCTTGTCATCGTCATCAAGAGCCTTAATCCATATCGATCTACTGTTTACCTTTTCGCCTAAATAAAACTCACATTGCGTTTTTAAATTTTCATAATTCTGTTTTTTGCCTTCAATGTTTATGGCTGATCCTCCATTATGGAAAGCCTTTGCACCACTTACCCATCCGCCAACATAGGCGCCTACCCCATCAGCATCGTAAACGATATGTGAATTAGGTACGCCATGCTCTGTTTTTACCTTATTAATAAAATCTACAAGCTCCTTTGGTTTGCATTTTGGAATGATGTATTTCTTTACCAGAACCCACCCATGCCATACCCCAATAACAAACAGGTCCGATCCTTCGAGCGCTACATCTGCTGTAATATATTTTCGTAAATCTGGCTTAACGTGGCTGTTAGTGAATGAATCAGTTATCGCATCGTATGGCATTAATGCGTTATCGTCATCGTCATATTCCCAATTACCATTCAAAAGCCTTTGTCTGGATATGCCCTGCAGATCTTCAAGGGTCTTTATATAGTCGGGGCTTGCTGTTTTGTTGTCATACACTAAAGCCTGGATATACTTTTTGTCAGGTGGTAATTCACCATTTGCAGCAGGCTTATAAAACTCCCGATATAAAAAACCCTTTTTAGGATTACAGGTAATAAGTAGTTTTTTCTTTAGTTTGTAAGTTTCATTTTTCCATCTTCCAATTGATATCCAAAGATTCTTTTTTGCATCCTCACTAACTTCCCCTGCCTCCTCAATCCATCCCCTTGTCATCTGGATTGATCCAAACCTTTCAAATAATTTATCTGATGGAAGGTATGTACAGGCTATGAGATAAACCCTGCTCCCATTCTTTAATTCAAAGTAATTATCCTGGCCGTTGTATTTATATTGATTTTTTTTGATGCCCCACCCGTTTAATACCTCATGGATAGATGGGATGGTGTATTTGCGTAAGTCTGCAAGTTCTTTTCTAGCAATAAAATAATGTGTCTCAGGATACAGGAATGCATCACCAAAAATAAGTGAGCAACCTAAATAAGACTTTCCCCCTGATTTAGCACCACCGTATAATATTTGCTCAGTGGTATCATCAAGCCAATATTCACACGCTTGTAATTGTTTTTCATTGCCCCTTGTGTTGAACTCTACCAGCATCCATATTATTCTTTCTTGATCACCATACCAGTGACCACAATAGGGGCGCCACCCTTCCCGGATACTTCTAGCTGATCAGGTTGATTGAATCCGAATATCTTATTGAGCATTTCAATGGCCCTTAATTTGTCATGGGTTTTAAAATGCAATATTTCTGTTATGATAGGATCTCCTTGTTTTGAGTAGGTAGTTGTGGTCTGTGCTTTTACTTCTGATAAAATGCACTTTTCCTCATCCGTAAGTTCATCCCAGTCTTTAACATTCATCCAATCCGATCTAAGGTTGGCAGCCGATCCGTAGGCTATCTTAGCTAACTCAGTCGCATTCCTTATGAGTGATATACCCACCGTTTCTGCAGCATTCGACTGCAAATACTTAACATACGCCTGCACCTCAGGCTTTTCCAACCAATACCCGCCTTTGGTGTAGTATTCATTGAAGTTTGCCCGCCTCATTGCCTTTTGGACATTGAGATCAACCACATACTCCTGGCAGAATCGCTTTACATCCTCCGGTACATCGCTAAAATTATTTTCCACTGGTCAGTAAATTTTTAAATGAAATCAATAATTTGTCCATTTCGTCCTCTCTGAAAACAGTTTTTACATCGTCAGAAATCCCTGGCATACATTTTTTTACCTCATTATCTTTCCGATAAAAGGCTAATCTGAGGGTCCCTTCGTCTATTTCCTCCACTCCAAAAAACTGTATAAAACAACGTACTGCACTCTTAACATCTTTTCCGCTTTGTCTTTGACCTGTCACAAAAGCCCATAACGTTGTATGTAGAAAGTTAGAGGCATAGATATTTTTAATACCTAATTGTTCGGAAGGAATATTTTTCATAAGTGTGAGGACTTATTAAACAATTTCAATATGTAACAAATGTAGTATTTTTACAACAGAAACAAATAATTGTGTAATGTCATACGCGGATCATGCACGTAACTTAAAGGCAGCCATTGCCGAATTGAATGCCTCGCGTTTGGATGAGACAACGCGCATAATGAGTGATGATCTGGCATTAGTGGCTTCACGTGTCATTAATAAAGGTTTACGCTCTGATGGATCATCAACTGGTACCTATTCTAAATCAGTTGTCCCATCTCCTTTTTATATTCCAAAATTGACAAGGATGAATTTCACCAATCCTATCAAGAAATTAAAGGATATACAAAAGACACACGGATGGTTTTTTTCTTATGAAACATTCAGAAAAGAAACAGGCAGGCCAACGGGCTTTAAAAACTTTTCATTGTCAGGTAAGATGTGGAAAGGAATAAAGGCGCTTATTGTTGGTGCTAATTCTACCTCCGTAACCTATGTCATTGATAGCGATGATCCTGAAGCATCTAAACTCATTGCTTTTAATACAGCTCAATTCGGTCCATTCCTTGAACAATCAGCAGAGGAACGCGCGTTAATTTCAAAACTCAATCGGATACGTGTTTTGAATGTTTTAAAAAAATATAATCTGGCATAGTATGGCGACTTTTAATATTGATGTGACTGGAAGCCCTGATTTTGGTTCTGAAGAATTGAGAAAGTTTTTGCACTCAATGGCAGGATGTCCAGCCCCTAGAGTTAGTAATAACATTGATAACGTTAAGTACGTTTTCAACATTACCAGTAAGGCCGTATTTTTGGGTTCACGATATATCGGACAAGGTGAATTAAAGGGTAATACTCTTTTTGTCACCCAATACATATCTATCAATTCTCATCCTAATAATTTTTCAGCAACACCCATCAATCTAAACTAATGATCGAACAAATAATACGCAATACCATAGTTCCCGATATACAGTCATTAACATGGGCTGATCAAATCGGATACATGGTAAAGCCGTGGACAAAACGTGTCCAAACCGGAGTAGATCAATTTACCGATATCATTTTTCCGGTTGCTGAATTTGCCACCAATGAGGATTGTGAGGTTAATGATTATGGGCTTAATATTCTCACCACTGACAAAGGATATACCTCACTGATATTGATCAGCACTGAAGGTGATATGATCAGTGAGACGGCTGAAAATATACCCCAAAGACGGGCATTAAACATTGAGCAGGATATCAAAATATCCGTATGGCTCAACAATCATCAAGGCACCACATCAATAGCTAAGGGTGAATTGATGCGCATATTATATAATGCTGTATATCGGGCTGTTGAAGCTGAATGGCCTTATATCGGTGGTGCCCAGGTTGGGTATAGTATTTTCGTCAACAAGCTAAAGACATCATTTGTCCGGGAATCAAATGGCACGCCATTTAGTGAATACACATTCAGTAAAGATCAGGCTCAATTCCATAATACCTATTCAGCATTTGAATTGGTTTTCAAATTAAAAGGATTGGTATTCCCTGATTGCCTCCCTGAATATCCCGATCTTGATGTTGATCTTTGCGAAACTCCAACCAATACAGCCGTGGCAGAACCTGATCCAAGTGGAACACCTGGAATATATACCCCAACAGTTACGATTATAAGCGGGGTTGATACGCTCACTGTTACCGATGCCCAGTATATGAGGGTTGGCAATACTGTTACTGTATCGGGCTCATTTACCCTGCAAATTGCTGATGTAGGTGTGGCTGCACTCTTTGAACTTAGTTTACCGATATCCTCAAATCTTGGGGCTACCCATCACCTTGCAGGTATCTATTCCGCAAATGAAGATCAGGTGTTTGCCGGGAATATTACCGGAAGTATTGCCAACAACAGGGCAGTATTTTCAGCACTTGGTTTATGGGACTCAGGTTTGGTTTATTCGTACTCATACACGTATAGGGTGATTCTATAATGACAGAAAATTTAGTCCTCATCTTTTTCTCAATGGTCATTGGTCAGGTATGGATAATACTTATTCAACCGGAGTTTATTCTTGATTGGATGGGTAAATACATAGATAGATCAATGAAGTATCCCAGGATCCATAAACTTTTTACCTGCTCAACTTGTATAGCCGGGCAGGTTAGTTTATGGATTTATCCTTTGTCATTGCTCTTTAGATGCACCGGATATCCTGATTGCTTTTCATACTCCTATTCTATGCTTACCCATTTTTGCATCGTGGTAACAACTATATGGGTGACAGCACTAACAAACCGATTCTTTAATTATGAATGAACCTATCCTAAAGACTATTGATATCCCATCCGGTAAACTCATGGCCGGTGGGGAACAGTATTTTATCCAGTATTCTTTATCGACTAATTTCTATATCGAATACCTGAAGAAATTACCCCGGCTTACATTTCATTCCACGTTCGCAGGGATGTATGACACCCTTTCAAAGATATATACCGCGGCATCTTCAGGCAATGATATGATATATGCCATTAGCCAGGCACGTGAGTTATCATGGAACCAACTTGATGCCATCAGGAGGTTTGATGAAAATGAGATCCCCGATATCGTTGATTTCTGTTGCCTCTTTATCCATAAGGCCGGGGACGATGTTTCAAAGTTTGATCACGCTTACCATGAACTCAAAAAGCAGATCATTAGCGCGGAGGGCTATGACGTTGCCTCTTTTTTTACCTTAGCGTTTTCGCTAATAGAGAATTACGGAAACGCATACCACAAGATAAAGTCAGTGAGCAATCAAAACGGGCCGGTAGACATTCTACTGAACCCTCCTACCCAACAGACAAACCCTACTTCTTAGACTCTACCTTCAGGGTTAAATATCAGGCAGGTCTTAACATGGCAGATAATGGGAAGCAACCAGCGCCCATATTATTGGTCGACTTTGCGGCCTTCATGGACAGTAAGTGGAACGACATTGTGATTTTCGTTTGTAAGATGCTGGAGGTCTATTCTGTATCCGAATTATGGGCGATGGATATAGTCAGGTTTACGGGATTGGTATCGAAGGCTGAACAAATATATGCGGCTAAGAAGGCAGCGGCAATGAATCGTTAACCCCTCTTTTCAGGCTTCCATCTCCAATCGGGCTCCGTCTGCTTTATGGTAATCTTTCCATCAACCTCTTTGACCACTATATCACCAGGTGCATAGCTGTAAATATTGGGTTTATTCTTTATTACATTCGCTACTCCTGACATATGCCGTCCAATTGCACGCTCAATAGCCTCTGCCATACCTGCTGATGTTCGCCTTCCTTCCATAGCCCCTACGATAGCGGCACTGTGAGACATCTCTTTACCATGACCCATAGCGAAATGTAGCCCATCACCTGCATCGAACTCACCGCGATTGAGGGCTTCTAAGAAATTCGCATGTTTCATGGATGCATGCTCATTGACTACAAACTCCCGTCCACCTAATACCAAATTGCTATCCTCTACAGCATGGCCCCTGCCCCCGTTTCTATCCGTTCTGCCCTGTTTGTTCACAAAGCCAGTAACGCCGTCCTGTTGCAGAGAGCCACCGCCGGAGAGTTTCTTTTGACTGGATTTGATCTTTGAGAATATGCCGATCATGGCAGCAATGACAGCAATACCGATAGGAATACCGGCGGGACCTAACAATGAAACCCCCGGAGATGCAAGTACATTGGCAGCCATTGACGCAATGGAGCTGGCCTGCTGAATGCTATCCTGTATAAGCTGTTGGGCTAGTTGTTTCTTTCGAAGTTTCTCCTGCTCCTTGAGTGCTTTCTCCTCCTCTTTTGCTAATATCTCTCGCTCCTTTGATTTGGATTCAAGGCTATTGGCAAGACCTGCAGCCTGGCGCTCCTTTTCCTTTTCAAGATCATCCTCAAGTAGATCCTGTCTTTCCCTGATTGAATTTAGTAGCTCATCATTTTTGGCAATGGCTGCATCTGTATTCGCATTCATGGCACCAAAGGCAGCATCGAAAACACTACCGATACCTGATACAATAGCATTTAGAGTTTCCTCATCAATGTCGAATGCCTTTTGTAGTTTCTCAGATAGGCTAAGGATTGACCCCTGCACTTCCGGATTGTCAGCCATTTCTTTTATGGCCCCTTGTACATTGCCAACGATATCAACGGCGCCACGTTCGGCTGCCTGAAGCGGCTTGATAACTGTATCGCTTAGATCAGCAATACCTTCATTCCTGATAACCTCAATCTCCCTGGCTGAATGCTTTTCGATTGATTCTATAAGGGCTACTTTCTCCCTTGTTAAATCAACCTCTTTGCCTGCCCTTTTAGCGAATGCCTCAAGCATTTTAAATTGCTCCTCAATTATTGCCTTTGCCGCATTCGCTTCAGCTAATACCCGTTGCTCCGGATCCAGTGTTTCAAAGTCAGCCTTATCGGCAGCATCGGTTATTTTCTTTACTTGATCTTCAAGTGCTTTATTTATTTCATATATGGTTTTTAGGCGCTCCTGCTCTTTGGCGTATGCTTCTGCCTGTATGCCCTGAAGTTGGGCCTGCTGTTTCTTTTGACGTACCAGGGATGCTACTTTTAACTCCTCAAGTGCAACCTCTTTATCTGTAAGTGCATCAAGATCAGAATCCCGAGCTTCGCCAAGTGATATTCTTGATTTCATTATATCAACATCCTCCTGGGCTAACTTCAATTGCTCCTCTAATGATGCTTTTTCTATTTGCCCTACCTCCTTAGCTGCTGCTAATCTTTCCTTTGTGCTTTTGGTGTTGTCATCAGCCAGCAATTGTTTTTCTTTAAGCGTTACAAGATGTTTAGCATCCTCAACCCTATTCGCCCGGCGTGCATCTTCTAATTCCTGCTCACGTTGTTTTAACGAAACCATGATACCGATCTCTGCCACCAATTCAGCATTCAATCCAGATACTGCATCCTTTGCATCTTTAAAGGCCCCCTTGAAATCACCGGAAAAGAATTTAGTAATTGCCTCCCCTAGTTTTGAAACCCTATCCGTAATAACCGAAACAACAGCGCCGACGCCTGCCATTACCCTTTCTAACTTTTCTGCTCCCCGTTCTGTTTTGGTGAAAAAGGCAATGAGAGACCCAACGGCAACAATGAGCGCCCCGATACCGGTACTGATTAATGCTACTTTGAAAATCTTTAGGGCATTGGCCCCTGCATTGATTCCGGTAACGGCTGACTTCATGGCTGCTGACTTAGCCCGGAGCTGGTCAACAGTGCGGCCAAGATTGACGCCCATGATATTAACCTCATCAGCCAGGGACTTCATGGATGACCCCCATCCTTTTGTTTCCTGCTTTGCCTTTATAGTGGCATTGATGTTTTCACCAATAACCTTAGTGCCATCCTCAATAACATCATTTGTTTTGTCGATCTGCTTAGTGGCGACATCGTAAGCTTCCTTGTATGTCATCTCCTGCTCGCGGATGGCAAGGTTGACCTTAGTTACAAGGTTGAATTGATCGGTTAGGGATTTGATGACCTGGGTGTCATCGAAGATAATTTTTTCCTTGATATCAGCCATAAGTCCAAAATTAGGACAGGCATGATCTTAAAGGTGTTACAATGAGTAACAGTATTGGTTTACCTCCCCGTACTCTCCTTCCATCTGCACCCGCATTTGGAACATTTCATGAACCTGGTAAGCCAGCCATCGGATACAATGCGATGGTGTTTTTTGTGGAATAGATCGCAGATCATACGCTCATATTCGTAGATGGTGGATTTTATTATTGATTTCATAGTATCTCACATTCCCCGTTAATAGTTAATACATGCCCTAAACATAATACTAGCCACAACTCCATATAATATGGGTATGCCACGGTGATTTCATGGGTGACATTCCCATTTAATGACCATGCCAGTGATATATCCGGTTCTTTGGAATCAATAATAAGATGTACTCTTTGCGGTGCATAGTGATCGGATGTGATGGTGGTGCAAATGGATGGGGTCACTGTTTCAGGTGATGAGCATGACATCATGGAAAACAAAGCCAGAAAAGCAATTGCAATTGTCCCGGATAATATTGCTATACCACATCCATAAGCGGTATTTTGATATTCGTCTTTCATTTTTCCATTTCTTTTTTAAGTGCTTCGATCAGTGCTGGGATGGAGGATTTTTCTAATTGAATCAAATCCTTTGTTTCTCCTGGTTCCTTTTGCTCTATGTAAACAAATACATCGGAAACAACAATCTTTATTGGCTCTGCTTTGTCCTGTTTTATTGTTACCATATAAATATCCCTCCCCATAATAGCACAAAAAATATAGTTAGAACAGGCCATATAATCACACCAATATCGGGGCCATACCCATGATGTTCTTCGTACGAAAATGTTTTATAAATGCCAATTACAATACCTATGACAAAAACTAATTGGAACCAGTGTATATGTATCATTTCCCCTCCGTTTTAATCCCGTTCAACTCCTTGATTTGTTTGATAGCAAGATTCCACCCATTAGCATAAGCGTGTTCTGGGTCTGTTGGTTGTTCCCTTAATTTCATTTCATCTGGCAGCACTATCTTTCGCTCGGATAGACGGGAGATAGCAGCACGGCATCCCAACTTAAATATATATTGCTCATGCTCATTAAGATGTGTCAACATATCAAACCTATATATCTCCTCCTCCCCGATACTGGACGGGGCGGTAAGGGCAGATAGTTCCGCTTCGAGCCGATTGATTTCCTCTTGCCTCTCATTGGCTACCCTGACCCAATTAGCCATGCCTGATTCGAGGCGTTCGATTTTGGATTTAAGTTGTTTATTTTCAGACAACAGCCTTGAGTTAACCGATATAGACGAATTGTAGTACTGATCTTTATATTCCAGTTCCTTACACAACTCAGCGGTGCGAATCGTCAAGTATTCTTCCATAGCCGAAATAATCGCAGGATGATACATTGTTACCATTTCGTCAAACGGAGGTTCGGGACAACCAAAATCTACTAAAATATTATGCGCCATTTCCTCCGCCGTCTTGTCCTGCACTGGTTCGGGCGAAGTGGAAATGATGGACTCGATGCGGTTGATTGATTCAGCAATTAAAAAATGTTCTTCTTCTTGCATTATAGATGACATTTCTCTGTATATTAAATTCTTTTGGTTTTGGGTAAATTTCATATCGTTTCGATTTCCCCCGAATCCGTCGGGGCGGCTTGTTAAAACAACCAATTAAACTTGCTATCAAATTCAGTCCGTCTAAATACCGGCTGACGTTTCTTTTTTAACACAGGAACAAAATCAACATCCTCTAGTCCTTTCCTTTTATGCCACCATGTCATAAAGGCATTGTAATTTGTATACATACGATCTCCCGTTAAGCGGATACATTCTTTCTCTGCCATATCATAGGCTAATGGTCCATACCATTTCATTTTAACACCACTGGCTTTGATCTTTTCGATCATGGCAGTGTGCAAGGCTTTAAATTCTTTATGGTCCATTATGCCGATATATGTATTTCACCCTTAAATCTTGATATCGTCAATTCCTTATGATCCAGGTCATCAATGAACTGATCAGGGATAGGAATGGTGAGTTCGTCAATGGTTAGCGATACAAACACGCTCAGGGCTGTATACAGCCAATTGGAGAAGGCAGTGGAGTACTTTACCCATTCTTTTACGCCTGCATTCATAGAGATGACAGGACGGGGCAAATTTGACATCTTCCAGGAGAGCGGTAAAGCCCATACGATGGGAGCCATGTCCGGAGAGGTGGCGATAACGCTTACCTGGTAATCTGTTTCTTTGGGAATTGGTAAAGGCGAAATTATAACCGGAGGGGTTATGATCGGAGGTGATGATTCAGCCTTGATAAGTTTTAGCATCGATTACCGCGTTAGCGGTCCGTGGGATGGCCTCAATGCTTCCGCTAATGTACGGAGGCAAAATCATCCATGCAAGTACTTTAACATTTTGGTGTGTAAAAATAGTGGCGAACGATAGCTGTGTTTTACACTCCCCCCGAATTTTTTAAGTAGGGAAAAAAATAAAAAAGAAAAAAATAATAAAAAGATAGGAAAAAGGGTACGATTGATCGCCAGTTGTCAGCCAACTGTCCATTTTCTAAAAAACCATTGGCGAACGATAGCTAAAAATTGGCGAACGATAGGCTAACTTTAAAAAAACATAAGTACCTGATATTGTGAATAGTTATATAAGTGGCGAACGATAGGCATAAAAAAACCGTATCAATTTCAAATCTTGAAATTTTGATACGGCTAAAATTATTTTTTTAAAATATTTTTTATTTTCTGATCTCTATCGTTCGCCAGTCTTTTTTTTGTGTGATTATCAATTAGTTATCAATTTCCTTAACATTTCTATCGTTCGCCAATTTTATTTAAAACGGCTGATCGTTCGCCAGTGCCGGAATCTCATTTTCTGGCAATACTAAGATAGTAAAAATTACATCACGTGTACCGTTTTTGCGCTCATTACTTTTCTGCGACACAACATTTAATCCCATTGTATCCCCATAAAATTTCAACGCATTGGTAAATCTCTTAAAAGAGTACCCATTGGGGCCCTTTGTCTCATATCCCGAGTCGTATAAAAACTGCTCATACATATCTTTTTTGGGCAGCCAAACCCCTAATTGTAGCCCGGTGGCATACTCATAAAACTCCTCAGAGTACTTAATTTTGACCGATTTGACCCTCATATTATCGGTTGTTGTGAACCTGGTAACACCTGATCCGAGGTATGCCTGTATCATATAAAAGGGCACTAAAAAGAACATCATCCAGTCTCTGTCTGTCCATTCGGGACCCCAAAACATACCTCCAAGTTCATCTTCAGGGCGCAAAGTGCTGTTGTAGTATTTGGCAAATAATAGCTTTTTAATGCGCCTGGATGCATGCTCCGCGCTGTTATCAATGTCATAATTAGTCGACATTGCGATCTTCGGAGATAGCTCAAATGGTATGGTAAATGCGTCTTTATTCTTTTTTTCAATGGTAATACCTTCAGTGATGGTATTGTTCATTACTTCGAAGTTGAAAAACTTATCTATATCACTGATGTATAAGATATCATCTCCTAATTTATAAGTTTGAAAGGCAAAATTCGCATTCACTTTCCATTGCTTGCCGGGGAATGAGCACATTGAACGGATATGGGCAAGGATCTTCATATACAGGTCCTTTCCTACGCCTCCGCCGTCCCGGTCACTGGCAGTGTCTTCAGCCAGGATAACAGCGTATGGACGCCCGGGGTCCTTGTAATTGGATAATAGATAACCACCTGTTGACATAAATGCCAGGTACCGCTCATACTTTTCAGGATGCTGGACTATAAGCTGATCAATCTCCAAAAACTCAATATCCGGGGTGATTCCTGCAATACGTTTTATGAATCGATATACCGGTGTTTGGTTGAGCTCTGTCTCTGACCGGAGGTTGATCAGTTCAATATCGCGCTGCTTAATCTGGTTATGCCAAAGGAGGATATTGGTAGGTAATTCGTGGTACTGCATCATACTGATATCATCCTTTGTGATATGTACGATTCCATTCCGGAAAGGAATAAATGATGCCTTTGAGGTATCTCGAAGGAATGACACATCTGCCAGTGATATGCGTTTTATAAACTCAATGACATCTGACCAGCCTTTAAATTTAATAAGTGATTGCATGATATCATCGAGTGTTACCTCATAGTCCTGGATGTTTTCAACGATCCAATCTTCCACCCATTTTTTGAGACTATCACTGGGCACTTCTTCAATGATATGGCTGATCTTATTAATATGGACCAGTCGATAAAGCAGGCTTCCTCGCTCCTGGACGAACAATCTAAAACCATGCTCATGGAGAAAATTACGGAGGCCGAAATCGTAGATGATAACAGCGCCTTTTTGGCCTATCTTCCAGAATAGCCCCCGCGTTTGCGCGTGCCGTTCACTGGCTGCATTGATAACGATCTCAAGTTCATCACTTACCCGTTTTTCCCTTTCCTGCTTTGGGAGGTCTTTCACCTCCGGGAATTTATCAAAAAACTCAGGTGTTAGCATGCGGATAATATCGAATGGATCCAGACCCTTTTCTATTTGGGTGGATGCTTTTGATATCATGGTTTCCTCAAACTCACTGAACGGACGGCCATATCCTAAAGCCCTGAGTTCACGTGTAGCCTGGGAGAAATCACCTGAGCATTTCAGGACGGCATAAATGGCAAATGGTGTGTATGCTTTTTCTGATTCAAATTCAGTGGAGGTAGAGAATACATAAAACAGGCGCTTTTCATCCGACCAGTTAGCTTTATTCTTACTGTCAGATCCTGCCTTTGTGTAGTATGTGCGCCCTTCTTTTGAGTATGACACCTGCCAGCCGGCATCAGATAGTACTTTCTCCCAGGGGTTATTGAGATCGTCATTATAGGCATCCCACGGTGTTTCCCGATAAGCGGAAGCCTGTACGTTTGATACTTTCGCCCTTTCTGTTTTGAAAATCTGATTGTACTTACGGCATATGTCCAGGATGTCAGCCCGTTGATCAGGTGTGATCTCTATAATGGCTGACAATTCACTATCTGTCCGGTAACCGTGCGATGGTGGCGCAATGACATAACCACCTTCCCCCCTGGTTTCAATAAGTACCACCGGGCGCCCGTCTTTTTCTTTGGATGCCAGCTTTTGGTTTCCTTCAATCACTGAGCATCGGTAATAAAGGTGTGCACCACCTGACGGGGTAACTATTATAGGTAGTGGAATTTGCCCCCCAAAATAATCTGTAAGGTCAGTTATTAGATAATCCCAAAGCGTATCTGTCTCATCATTCTTGAGGTCAATATCTATAACCTCAAGATTGCCTGATACGGCTCCACAGATGACGGCTATCTGATCAGCCCCTTTGGCAAACATCTTATCCAGTTCATCCGGTGTTGGCGGTGCCTCCTGGTATTGTGACCATGACCCGATAACAGGGCGTTTTTGTTTACATGGTATAACGGATAAACCACTTGCTGTATATTTTTCAGCTACTTTGAGAAGGGAGGACATAGAATGATATTATTGTATAAATGGAATTTATATGTGTTGGGGTAAAAAAAGAGGTTAATTACACACCGGCACCCCATACGGATACTTATATTTCAACCCACTTCCGTATATCCAATTAAGCTGCTCTGCTTTCTCTATTACGGGACTTGATATTGCCGAACCTTTCTGCAATACAGTTATCACCACCCCATCTGACCCACCTAAGAATCCTCCAAGATTAGGATCGAGCATTTTCTCCCATACCGGAAACGGACATGAGGTATTGATATTCTTAGGTGTTAATTCAACCTGAAATAGTGTTGTCCAATCATTCAGATAAATAGGTGGTGCATTAGGATCAGTTAATTGTATGGCACCATTGACGTATGTAGACGCACCTGTGAATCCGCATATTATTTTACTTGCTGCATTCCCTGTTACTATAATAGGAGGGTTCGGAGTTATTGCCGTATAACCTGGCTGAAGATTTATAAAGCGTGTGGCATTGGTGTAGATGCCTGCATCCTGAAAAAACCTGACATTGATACCAAATAACCTCAGGCTATCACCTCCTTTAAATTGGGCCTTTAGGATATATTTCCCATTTATCAAAACGGGATCGGCAAATCTGACCTGTACAGTAGGCTGTGGTGTTGTCAATTTTGCGCTTTCTTCCTGATCTGGCTTTATGCCAAAATCGGATGTAGTGTAAATCTTTGGTTCAGGCACGCATGATGCCATGATAAGGAGTAATAGAAAAAGTAAATGTTTCATTGTTTAGGTATTTATATGGTTTTGAAAATTGTTAATTCAGGTTATGTTTTATCCCCATTGGTCAGCCATTGCAGCCGCTATTCCAGGAAAGGTTTTTGATCTTAGTTTTGTCCGTTTATCTTTCGGCAAGTGCCAGGCATCGGCATACCATTTCGGCATTACCGTACCGCTTTCAAAGTGTACCATTTCGCCCTTTCCAACGTGTGTAACGGCCTCATCAAAAAGAGTTAATTCCTTACTATGTACAAGAGGATGCAACCCCCTGAGCCAAAGGCAGGTTGTTTTCTGTGCCTCATCACCAAAATAATAAGGCTGTATAATTTGAGTTGGCTTTAGCGTTGAGTTTATACTACCTATTGGGTTCTCAATGCAAATCTTTTCAATCCCTGAATTATATAACTTCAGGAAAAATGCACTTGCCTCAAACCTATCTATGTGTCGTTGTATTGCTTTATCACCATAAGCCTCAATACTAAACCACCTATTACCGGTAAGTGTTAAATATGTGCAAGGCGGATGTGCTATCATCATATCCCAACCCATACCAATTACCTCAAACACATCTTGCTGATAGTGCCACTCAGGATGCCCGCCGGAGCATTCCTGTAGGTCGCAACTAAACGCCTCATGCCCTTTCGCCCTGAATGCTTTACAAACCTCCTGGCTTTCTTCACACGCTATCAGTACTCTCATTTATTTTTAAAATCTATATCACTCACCAACAGCAATGCACCGATGAGGATGATTAGGTTGGTGATCATTAGAATAGCTTTTTTTGTGAGCTATTTAAAATCTTGGCTTTGGCATCTTTAAAGAAGTTCTTTTTAATCTCAAAGCCGTATGCCTGTCTTTCCAGTTGAATGGCTGCAAGGAGCGTTGTGCCACTTCCAGCGCACGGGTCGATTACCACATCACCCTTATCGGTAAATATTTCAATGAGATTAGAAAGAACTTTTACAGGCTTTTGCGTTGGATGTACTTTTTCAATTGAGTTATCCCGTTGCCAGTCCATGCAATTAAAAACCATCTTCCCATGATTATTGAACTTTGGCAACTTGTCACGGTACAGGATAAGTGCGTATTCACAATTCCCAACAGGGCGCATATTTGCCTTTAATACCTGAGCCGAAAAGTTTTTACGGAATACAAGGTTTATATATCGGTTCAATCCATATTCGGGTGCTTTCTGTATTAGTTCAAATTGCTGTTCAAATTCACAAAAGACAATCATACAAGGGCTTTTACCCGTTTCTTTTGGTTCCTTCATCAACATGGTGGAGCAGAAGTGAAGGAACTCGGAGATCCGAAAATCTTTATCTGTATCGAAAAACTCTGTATTTGCTAATTTGCTTTCACCGTTTGTATTATCTCCGTCCTCATACCATGCTGGATTAGATGCGTAAGCGTTCTTTCCAAGATTATACGGTATGTCAGCAATAATTAACTGAGCCTTTGGAATGGCATACCTCTTATAGTTCTGGAAGTGATCATTAAATAAATGAGGTTTATAATCATCATGTGATTTTGTACGCTCTCTTTGTTCCTGTATTGGCTGTGTCATTTCCTAATTTTCGTTTCTTAGATAAACTTCATCTATCAAAAAATCCATCGTATCATCAACCCTATCCTGATCTTTCAATCGTACACAAGCCATATCATAATACATCGCTGCAAATGGCATTTCAAAAAACACCAGGTTCCCGCATTCATCATGCGCCTCGATATGGGAGAGTTTGCGTTTTATTTTTTGGCTCATATCATTATATTTTTTGTTCGTGAAAGTTCAAAACCCATAGAATAGATAAGAGACAGCCCGGAGCATACTTCATATTCTATTGACTTGCCTCTGAATAATACACCTGTTACCATCCTTATCTCTTGTTCAGGGTCATGCTTCAGGTAGACAATCTCTCCTATTTCAAATTCCAGGTTAATGGTCATATCGCTTCTTTTTCCATCACATTAAACCTTGTCCGTCCTGTCTTTTCCTCAAGTCCCTCACCCCGATAAATCCCGGTGAATGAGAATTGAATGGAAAACTTAGGCTCCTTGCCATCAATCTGATCGATATCCACATGCACCTTTGTAATAAGGAATGATGTATATCCCTCTGCATGGTCATTGAGTGCTATATCCTGACCTACCTGCAATGGACAGTTTTCTTTTATCCATATTGCTTCAAGTTTTGATATGGCACTCAGGGCATTATTGATCTGCCTTTGTTGTGCGAATTTCTTTTTAAGAAACTCCGATGCTTCCAGTTTTCTATTTTTCGTTTTCATATATGGATAAGATTGATAAAATGTTAATGTAATGTGACAGATAAAAGAAAAGGCGGGTCTGTATCCAATTACCTTTCCCGCCTTTTACAATTCGACTATTATAGCAAGTGCCTGTACTTTTACAGGACTTTATTTTGTGTCGATAAAAACACCGGGATTGCATAGATCTGCATAAACCCCCATCCCGGTGTATCCAAAAAACCAACTTGAATGAATGATGTCTACACTTTTGCAGACGGTATTATTATTTTATCAATACAATTAACTGATGTCATTACAATAACCTGGAATCCTTCATTTCTCAATTCTCTATGCCTCAATTCCTGTAGTGCTGTAGGTTTCTCTCCCGGTTGTTTCACTTCCACAAATACACATTGCCCGTTTTTCAATGCCCACAAATCAGGGTATCCACTTTTAGATACTGACAGCGGCCTGAGGACTATCCAGCCTTGTCTGGACAGTTCCTTTTTGATTTTCGCTTGGATTTGTTTTTCTAACATGGCTTTGACGATAATATGAGTAGGTGAAATTGATCTTGTTGGTTACTGCCTGATATATTTTGCGCTCTATACCATGCTTTGAGAATATCCAGTAAAGCGGTGCTGATCCTTGACGCTCTAATGATTGGATACGGGCTTTTGCCTGGAAGTAAGAAGTTGCTGAGAAATCTATATTATACATCACCAGTGCATCCGCACTCGATAGATTAACTCCCTCTCTGGCTGACTGTATTTGCCCTAAGAATGTTAGATTTGACGATACATTAAATAACTCAGGCGAATCTGTCCAGTTTGGAAAAAATGCTTTCAGTAATTCTAATTCGGCTTTATACCTGTAGAATATGGCTATCTTTTTTCCAATGAAATAGGAAACGATAAATGTTGCCTTACTCCAATCGATAATTACTCCATTTGGTTGATCATCAAAAAGAAGCGTACCGCTGCTGATTTGTGCCAGTTTATTAATCATATCACCACCACCATTAACCGTAGCGTGGATTTCACGCCCTGATACTGGTGCATGTCTGGTGTATAGGTTTTCTTTCTCTAGCGACCTGTAAATGCGCTTAGATTCCTCACTCATTTCAACCTCAAGAATAATCTCATCCACTGGAGCGACAAATCCGGCCTCTTCCTGAGTGAACATGATGCAGAAGTGTTTTATGTGTTTCCAAATCAAATCACCATTAGCATCTGAATAATCATTGATAAGCATCCCTGCCCCGATGCGTTTCTTTTTAACCATTACATAATGGGCAGCCCATTTATAGAAATTGGTGTACTGCTTAAATGGAGAAAAGGAGGATATGGATAATGTGTGATAAAGCTGACTATATGATTCAGGTGATGGTGTGCCAGTCAAAAAAGTAACAGGTTTGCCTACACATAATTTACGGACGGCTAATGTTCTTTGCGATGGTTTCGGAAATGCACCAAAAGAATGAGACTCATCCACGATAACATGATCATACTCATTTGCGTTAAGTTTTGCAGCTTGTTCAAAATTAGTTACGTGTAATACATACACAGGCTCCAATCTTTGATGATCTGCCTGTATGGAGGCAATGGCTTTCTTTTTGGTAAGAAAAAGCACTGATTTATAACCGTTCAATCTTGCTACTTCAAGCGCTGTTAAACTCTTGCCCGTTCTGACCTGCATAAACAGGCACAATAGTCCATGATTAAGGAGTGTCAATGCGCCTCTGTGGGCTATATCTTTCTGGTAATCTCGTAACTGAACCATTGAGGGAGGATTTTAATTTTTTCAAAATCAGCCCCGGCTTGAAGTCATTGCTGGCCGTACCGGGGCTTTACAAAACGAACATTGCTTCTTTAAAAAGGCAAATCGTCCTTTGATTCATTATTAACCACTTGCGCATCTTCAATATCATCACCAGTAGGCGGCAGATCGCTATCATTGACAGGCTGAGGCACATAAGGCTTGAATTTCCCATGAGCGATATACTTTTTCTCTTTAGCATCCTTGTCGTAGATGGTTGCATAATGGGTGCTCCCTTTTTCTGATGGCTTTTGACGCTCACATACCTGGATGGTAAGCATCACTTTGCCCTCATTGTTTTTCCAATAAGCTATTTTAGGTATATCGGAAATGGAAAGTGTTAATTCGATTGGATCATGCATCTGTTTGATAATTGTTAGGTTTTTAAATTATAATTAGCCTATTTCATTAAGAGATGCAAATTCACCATGATAGTGCAATGCACCTTTATTATATGCGTGGGCCGCTTCTATTTCTGATGAAAAGCAACCTAAGTGGTAAACCTTGCCATCCGCATTTATTTTTACATTAAACTTTTTTTGATTAACATGCCAACAAACTCCTTTGTATTTAGACTTGCCCCTAGTTTTTAGCATGTTCTTATTGTTTTGGCTGTGGCTACATAGTCTCAGATTAGCTTTCCTGCAATCAAGTCCCTCATGATTTATGTGGTCAACCAATTTTTTAGGGTCAGTTACGCCCATTATTTGCCTATGCATTTTAATGGCCGATCTAGTACCATCTGCATTCCTAATATTCCGTTTTGCATAAAAGGTACTTACCCCTTTGTCGGCATACCATTTCCATTGCATCAAATAATCATAGTCGCAATCATCTACAATGGCAACCTTGCCTTGAGTCAGTGGTATTTCCTTCATTAGTTATTTATGTCTAAGTCAATTAATCCCAAGCTGTCAGCATCAGCATAAATGCTCCACCCAGGGAAATCACCAAGCTGGATGCATGTTTTTGCCGTTTCAATTGATGAATGAAACTGCTCTGTAGATGCTTTAATCTCATTGTCATTAAGAATGAATACACCTACCTGGTAGGGTTCGGATGTTGACAGCACTATCATGATAGTTGTGTCAAATTCAACACCAGTAACTTTTGACACTATCTTCTGGTATGCCGCTTCTTTTGTTAAATACGATAGCCTCTTCATTTGGTATCCGTAACCACGTACCGAAGATTCCGATGTTGTCTTTACCGATACAATAGCATTCACTCCGATCTGATCAGCGAATAACAAACCATCAGGGCGTACACGCATTGGCATACCCATATAATCATTACAGTAGATGGATACCTCCCGATGTGCAGCATTCAGGATACCCGCCCATAATCCATTTTGATATGCTTTCCATCTTTCGTGAATACGTTGGACAATAAGAGCGTCTTTAAATTCGATGGCACGTTTGCCGGATACCCCTATCAGGAAATTGATAAGCGTTTTTTTCTCGTCTGTTTTTGCATTTGGGCTTATCTCAGTTGTGTGATCAAGGCATTGTATTGACCAAAAATTGATCAACGTATCCAATCCCTCATGACTAGCCCTATTAGCTTTCGGCTCACATACTACCGTATCCCATTTCTCTGGCTCCAGTATCGCTTCATGGACAAATGACCCAAGATCAAAGTGAGAGCGATCTTTATACTTTTCAATCTCTGCTTTCAATCCGTCCGTGGTATCGTAAAGGAAATCAAGCGGCGTACCGTTAGCCAGTTTTGCAAACGACCCTGTAGAGTAGAAATATACATTACTGAGATATGATGCAAAATCATCTTTAATGACTATCCCTCCATTTTGGAATAGCTGAAGATCAGGACCGTTACCTGGTATGCCATTGGCTTTGATGAAATCAATGATGATCTGCTTTTTGTTTACAGGTGCTACTTCTGCATTTTCTAAAGCATCGAAGTCGATACCGTTAAATTCTTGTTTTGTAAGTGTGGCTGTTGTCATGATATTATTTATTTTAAAAGGAAGGGTGGCAGTAGACTGAGAATCTTTTTTGATCTGCCACCCGTCACCGTGGAAGTATTTTTGGTTTTAAAAAAGGGGCGGCAATGAGGTGTTATGCTCAGGCTGGCGCCGCCCCGATAGATAGGGAGCGGTAGCTATTTGACAGTTCCTGGCAATGAGTATGCTTTCAATTTCACATCCCACTTGTCAGAACTGAAGGAGTTGGTTTTGTTTTTCTCTTTACCCAGGTAGGTAACTTCCACACCCTGGCCAACAGGAATGTTATTGTCTTGCATGGTACCGATCAGGCGAGCCGTTGCATTGCGTACACGTAAAACAACGCCGTTCCTTTTCCACAGGAAATATGCTGCCTTCATTGTCTTTTGCTCTCCTGTGTCCTGATCAACATCAGTAGTCGTGATCACTCCGAGGAAAAACATATTGCGTTGGCTCTTCTCTGTCCTCATTCCTTCATGCTCTGCCTCGGGCGTCCAATATTCGCTTGATAGCGACATTGGTACAGTTGGCATTGTGTCCAAATCTGGAATATCATCTGCTCCCGATAATCCATTCACATCGATACTGACAGTTTGAATAGGTGCCTTACGCGCTGCATCTACCCCCGTCTCACTCGCCACTACTACAGCCTTTGTTTCATCGGTTGGCGTACCGTTGGCCTTAGTTTTATCTTTGGCCGTTGTCATTGTTGTTTCCATGATAATTTATTGATAGGTTAAATGATTAAATACAATTTGTTGCTGAGGCAGGATTCGAACCTGCATGAGTTAACCCCCCGGGCGCGCGTTAATAAATCCGGTACGTCTACCAATTTCGTCACTCAGCATTTTTAAAAAGGACGGTTTGGTAAAGCCTCCCCGCCCAGTAATGACAAGGCCATCCCACTGACCTATTAATCTTGTGCCGGACGGTAATGCTTCATTAAATACCTGTCCAGATCTTCAACTTTGAAGAGTATCTCATGATCAGGTTTCGAATAACCGATCTGATCTTTCAGTACTTTGCGTAAGTGCGTTACTGATTTTTTTATATACCTGGCTGCATCCTCTGAATTGAGCCACTTTTCGCCCGTGATCTGCTTTTGAATGCTGCGATTAATCTCAAGGCATTCACGAATCAGATCAAGGTCATCAGATGCTATTTCTGTTACATGCCGGATGACCGGTTCAGATTGAGCTATCAAACTCATAGGGGAGTTGTTTAAATTGGATGAATGCTTTGATGTCTTTTGGTGTCATGTAGTTCTCGATGTAATCGATATAACCAATGACTGCGGTGTGCTCATCTTCTACGATATCACCCCCTTCCATATGGTTGGTACCTTCTGTGATAGTGAGCCTATCGGTATCGCTCAACCATGCATGGAGGTCAGCATGTTTGATGTATAGAGTACTGATATCAGCATCCTCATCACCGCTGTAACATTCCAAATCAACCTTTACGAAATCGGTACGATTCTCAAAGAAGATGTCAAAGACGATCTTCTTTTGTTTTTTGGCTGATATTTCCTTCACCACTTTTTCAGGGGCAATGAAATTGAAGATCGAATCGAAGAGAGAGTTTTGTTTTTGCGTTTGGCCTTGCATGATTAGTGAGTTTATATTTTGAAAAAATTATATCAGTCTTTTTTCTATAATTTAAAGTATGGTTAAGGGTGTTTTTTGTATCACCAATTGACATACTTTTGATTTGTAATTAGTTCTTACGGACGGGTGAACTCAAGAACTTTAAAGCCTCTTTTGCGAGCCGGCTTAAAAAATCCTGATCCTTTACAAACCCGTCCCTTGCATCTGTAATCCTGCCAGGATTGCATCCCATTACTGTAGCAAGTTTGCGCTTGCTACCCCGTGGCAACCTATCGAGCAGGTTAGCCAGGTCAATGTTTTTTTGGATTGTGTCAGTCATATTTCTTATTCTTATTCTTCGGTAAGGCAAATCTAGTTTCAATTTTGAAACTATTTGCTACTTATTGAAACTTTAAGGAATAATTAACACTTTCAAAAATGAAACTTTCCAAAGAGGATATTTTAGAAGCCAGGAATAAGACAGGGTTAAATCAGGAGCAATTCGCTGATTTACTTATGATTAGTGAATCATATCTGGCAAAACTAGAAACAGGTGCAGTGCCAATTTCACCCAAAAGTGAAATAAAATTGCAAATCAAATTGAGGCAAATAGTTTCAAAATTTGAGGGAAAGCAGTCAATGGCTGAGGATGAACAGGCAGTATACGCCACAAAGCACAGCCCGCCTAACAAGCCCATCCCCTACTATGACGTAGATGTTATGCTCACGCCTATAGAGGTTTTTAATGATCAGACCACGGTACCGGCATACGAAATTGATATGCCTGGCTTTTCGGATTGTGCATTTGCCATCAATGTATTTGGGCATAGCATGTATCCTACCATTGAATCCGGTACCATTGTTTTCTGCAAAGAGATAAAGGATAAAAGCCTAATCATACCCGGTGAGGTGTACTTTATAGTAACAGATGATTACAGGATGGTAAAGCGAATATTAAAATCTGAAAAGGTAAATCACGTTATAGCTTCAAGTGATAACCACAACGGGCACGATAACCCCGATGGCAGGACTTATGGATCTGTGGATATCCCCCTTTCGAAGATCCGGAAGCTGTATATCGTTAAAGGAAACGTAAAAAGAAACTCTATATGAAACACATCATCCTACCAATACTTATCCTGGTATCCCTCACCACCTCAGCCCAAAAACCTATAAAAATCACCACCGATATTGACGCCTTCACTGGTGACACATCAATCAGCACCGGATTCATAAAATTTCAGGAGCCGTTAGGCGGGAATATAGGTCTTATGTTCACCTGCCATTACCAGGGAGGTATATATTATTTGGCCTCAATACTTGCAATGGATAACCTCACGACAATGGATGCCGGTGATCAGATGGTGATTAAATTACAGGATGGCAGCCTGATAACTTTGATGGCTGCTGATTATGCCGTAAGTAGCTATAATGGGAATGAGTCATATACATTGATCACAGCTTATCCCATATCCATTGACGACCTCACCCGGTTATCACTTACCACTATTGACCTGGTAAGAATACAGACATCAGAGGGCAATCAGGATCGGGAGCCATCACCAAAGAAGAGCCCGGAGGCTTGCAGACTTGCTTTTGAGCAGTTTGTGGAATACCTAAAATAATCCCTCCACCGCCTTATCCAGCTCATCCGTCCGTCTCAATGATTCCACATAGGCCTGAGTAGTACCAATCTTGCCATGATCAAGTAACTGCTGAATGGTGCCAAGTGGAATACCACCCTGATCAGCCAGGTATGCGAATGTATGCCGGGCAACATGGAGAGTGATATGTTTTTGAACCTTTGCCTTTTCTGCCACTGTCCCTAATGCCGTATTTAGATCAAAGCATAATGAGTTTACCCGGTTCAGGAATCTTCTTTTGTCAGCGGCCAGTTTACTATATGGCCAGTTCATTACCGGGAATATGTATTCTTTTGACTTGTCATATTTTGACAATACGGCGGCCAGTGGTTCACTTATAAGTAAATCAATAACCTTCCCTGTCTTTGATGCCGTATACCGGAGCCGTCCGTCTGCAATAGATGTCCATCTCAAAGTAACAATATCGAATGCCCTGATTCCCCTTGCAAGGGTGGCGAATACAAATATGTCCCTCGCCAAATCTTCAGCCCCTTCAAGTTCTAACCCCTGCATCCTGACAAATTCATCCATCGACAACTTTGCCTTTGTGGTCTTATTGCCCGGCTTCCGGTACCGGCTGAAAGGATTAACTACCCCTTCAATGAGATTCAGGCAAGCAGATACGACAGACATATCCTTTGCCCGGGTGTTCGGATTGTTGCCATTACCTATCAGGGCCGCGTCAAGCTTTCGGATCCATGCGGTAGAAATATCATTTATTACCGCATCTATCCCAAGAGATCGGATTTTCCGACCTGTTGCCCTGTATTTCTGAGCTGTCCGATACTGCCCGGCAGCATGCATAATTTCTGCCCTTGCCAATATATGATCGGATATATTGGCACCGCTGCCACTTTTGGAAAAGAAAGCCCCGGCATCGGGTACTATCTTCCGGAGTGAGCAATCTGTCAGATATTCCTTTGCCTCTTGCAAGGTTCGAGATATCAAAAGATTTAGATGGATATATCCCGGCTCCCCCTTCCGGATTTCTTTCTTCTTAAAATCGACATTCGCGATACGCGATTTGCAAATCTGTTTCAGGTATATTCGCCTGTCAATGGTCAGCCTGATGAAAATAGGGACGGTACCATCTTTATATGGTTTCGATTGGATATAGATACTGGCAGATGGCATACAGCTAAAACGTGGCTAAAACAAAAGTACCTTTTAATACCACTTTGCAATATATCCGTTAGCTGTATTTTTAGTCAAATATTAATATAGAAATAGTTTAACGGTGTTTGGTGGACTATTTGTGTAGTTCTGCCGGGGCTACTCCATAAATTATAACTTATTGATAGTGTATGTTTTACGGATTATTGACTAAAACATAACTAAAAAAGGCCCCGGCATTCACCGGCGGCCCTCTCATGAAAAACAAATCCCAGACTATACCATAAGGTCAGCGACCTTTACTTTTTCATTGCAGGTAAAGCAGTCAGTGGCATTGGCAGGCACATTTTGAGCTAACCACGGCATGCGCTGACTAAGCAAGGTTCCAACCCTATCCCGATGGAATGCTATTTCTTCCCTTGTTATTTGGGTGTATTTATTTGGTCCAGGATCCTGAAGGATTAGCCCCGCTAAAGCCTTGATACCGTATAGTGATATGCACTCAGCCATAACCCTTGCCCATGTATCATTTTCAAAGTCAAAATTCTGACATAGCCAATCATTACCACATGATGCACCCATATTGATGCGGATACCATAAGCGTAAGTCGATGGTGAGTTCAATAAACAATCGCTGCCCTCCCTCAATGTCAAGTCCCTGATATCGGTAAGCAAAGCCCCGGTAACTCCCGATATGGCAAAATACTTATCCCATTTATCCTTAGCCCCGCACGTTGCACATTTAATGGTGTTATTGCGCGGATACCCTGCCCCTGGTTGGTACAAAATATACAGTGGCGATCGTTGGCTATAATCATTCATGAAGTCATGCACAAACTCACTGGAAAGCGTTGCCGCTCCCCTGTTTCCTGACATCGTTACATTGACCGTCCCGGACGGTGTACCGGTGGTAAGTGCATCTTCTGTATAGAAATTGACGGCTATGGTGTCCCCTGATCTGCCATTGACATACAGCTCAATCTGGTAGGTCTTTCCAATTGTCCCCCTGAAAATTTTAGGGCAAATTTTTATCCCTGCCCACGTTGAGGCAGTGGTCAGGTTAAGCGAATGGGTATTTTTACCTATCCAATCATTGAAAGGCTCCACCTTCTTATTAAATGGCCCTCCAAGAATGGCAGCCCCAAGCTCTGTTACAAATTGCTGAATCCCATATGTACGGGCGCGGGCCATTACCGTCCATACATCTGTTACCGTACAATCCTGAATTGATTGAGGTATCCGCAATGGAAAACCATACTCAGGATTATCCAGGTAGTACCCAGATAGCGACTCATTATAATCCTCTGGCCTCTCTGCTTCAAAGCAGGCGCATTCATTGGATGACAGCCCTACGACTGTCTCAAGGCACGTGCTAACTGACATCTTTGGTCTGGATTAGTTTATAGAGATTCTTTCCGGGACATAGGGTTGTACCTACGTCCTTATGTCCTATCACTGGCTTATCGCCAATGACAGCTTTTATAGTTGCGATTAGCCATTTAAGTGCAAGTATAGTCGCATTAGTTGGCGTTTCATCCTCATAGTTCCCGATGCAGCATATCCCCAGAGTCTTTGTATTCTGATTGGCTACGTTGTAGCTAACGGTATCGATCTCGTTACCTTTAAATATCTGCCCTGATTTGTCGATCAGGAAATGGTATCCAACGCCCGGCCATTTATGGTATCCTGTATGATATTCAGCTATTGATTGAGGCGTGCCATTATCAGCAGAATGATGAACAACTATCTGCTCAATCTGGTCAATGCGCCGCTTTCTGTATCGATTGGCTCCATGCGGTAAGCTATCGACAATATCAATAACCTTGTGGGCAGTAGTCAATAATGCTGGTCCAAGTCTTTCTTTTGTTTCCAGTTTGATAGCCCCGAAAGCTGCCTGCAAACCATCGATATCATCCTGTAGAATTGATATATGCTCCCCATCGTACGTTGGATACATTATTGCCAGCTCATCAGATGCATGCGCAATGTCCAGCATATGCCCGATCTCATGCATTGCCACTTGCCAAAGCTGAACCAATAGGCTGCCAGTCTCTTTGTCGTATTTATGTATCTCACTCCATGCCTCCCCCTCATCAAAATACAGATCAAAGGAGTTCGGAGGCCTGTGAGCTAGTACCCCCAGCGGCCCATCAAACGGCCATCTGTTATTAACCTGAATGGTTGACCCATCAGATATAACTATGTCCTGAGATGATTGACCCGGATTTAAAAAGTAAAGCCTTATTTGTGCCTTATGCCAGTCATCTGTTGGGTGTAGTTCAATTACCCTGCCCGCTGGTTGGATAAGATCAAAGGCTGCCTGCCATTTTTCAAAGCATGTCTGAAAGGCAAACAGAACTTTAAATTTGTCCATCTTACTGGTGAAGTTCGCCACATGCCAATAGATGACACCATTGGCATCCGGTACCAATTTTGCCCAGTTAAGTAATTTATACTCAGCCGGTCCCGAAACATTCACACAAGTAGATGGAATATGCCTCATTAGAGTATCCCGGATAATACAAGTCCGATAATCGAAATAATCGAAACGCCAACGGCACCGGCTATAATCACAGCCCTTGAATCGCTAACCTCGATATCACCAAACTGGAGCCTTGCAGGGATAGATTTAGGATTAACCCCTACCGGAGTATCTGACAACCACCTCAGCACATTGTTAAGAGCCGTTACCACAACCAGGGCAGACGTATAGAATGCGGTTGAGGACACGTCACAAAAGAATGAGAGCCAAGAAACAGTTTCGCCTAGTGAGCAAAGCAGGGCAAACAGCCCCCCGTCTTTAATGGCAAACTCCCATACAGCTAACAATAGCACTATGGTATTCAGGATGATTGTTCTCATTCCTGCTATTTGGGTATTTCCCAAAAGAATTTTATTAATCAGTTGCTTTATCATGATAGTAAGTATTTGAGAATTAAAAAAGGACAGCAACCTTTTACCGATGCTGCCCTTTTTCTTATTATGAGATTTCATTTATCGACTACTCAGTAATCGCATTGATTTGCAGGATACCAGTGTCGCCACTATCGCAAACCTGCGGACCTAATTGCAGACCTCCACGGAATACAATTCTGAAAGCGTGATTTACGGTAACGGTTCCAGCAGGTGCAACCTGGCAAACCTTCTGATACTCCACATCGAAGTATACAGGTACCAATGCGCCACCGTTGTTGTACATCAATCGGGCAGAGCGTTGTTTCCAGATCATTGTGCCCTGAGCATCACCACGTGGTTGAGGTGCTTCATTCATGTACTGGTTGGATGACCAGAACGCATAAGATGAAGGATCTACTACGAAGGTTGCATCTGCCCCAACGGTAGAGTCAATGTTTTTGACATCGAAAACGATATCAAAAGGACCTGTTGAGAAAACAGCATCCACATTGTCAGAACCTGCAGAACGGTAATCTGCCAGGAATCTAGCGGTGTAGAAATTCTTACCCGTGATGATAAATGGAGAGTACAGATTTGAAAGCTCTGCAATCACTGCGATATCAGCCAAGAATGATGGCGTAACATTGGCAGCCGGAACCTCGATGATATTCCCGTTGAGGGTATATCCAAGATCATCACCCGGAGCCTGCTCATTGGCTGTGAGGAATGCAATAGCTGCATCATTGATCTTCTTTTCGATCATTGCCATTTTCACAGCCATGAGATAAGAGATCTTTTCTGAAGCAGTGAAAGCATCGGCGCAATCTTCTTCAGACACTTCAAACGTGGCAACATATGCCAGGTTGTTAGCCAAAGAAAGATAGGTGCTTTCCGTTTCATCACCAGTAATGGTGCATGATGCGATTGGTGTAGCGATAGCATCGACTACATCATTGGTACAGGATTTAAGCCATACGGTTTTTGCACCACGGCAATCCATGTGATCCAAAAGAACGTCCGTTTTGTCAAAGCGAACTGTCTGCCTTTCGGCAAGTGCTTTAACGGTGTCGATTGGTTGATTCAGTTCAGGTGTGTGACGTACACCGCTGAACATCTCATTTATTTTGATGATTACATCCGGAAGTGTGGATGCTGAAAAATCTCCTGCTGCCATAAGGCGTTAAGTTTAGTTGTTAGATGGTTAAGTAATTACTCCATCCTCAACTTGCTTATCAAAATGCGCTTTAATGGCTTTCTGTTTGGTGACATCTTTTTCATTGTTCAGTGCCTTGATCAGATCGGCGGTATTTTTCATCTCTGGAAAATCTTGAGATTGAGGACCTACATTTTCTATTGATGGCTTATTTGCCGGTGATTTCCGATTGTCAGCTACTGCAACTTGAAAAAACTTTTTAGACTTTGAAACAAAGTGATCTTCAAAGGTCATTTCCTTTGTGCCTGATTCATTCTCCTTTATTCTGCCATTGGCATCCAGGATAACTATCTTACCATCTATGAGTGATACTTTGGTTTGATCATCTTCCAACTTCTCAAAAAGTGTGGAAAGCATAGTCTCCTTTATATCCTCATTATCAGGTAGCACGAAATTCTTTTCCTTCAATAATCGTAGGCCGGCTTCTTTCGCCACCCTCATAGTTTCAGCCTTTTGAAAAGAACTAACCTTTGCTGCGATCTCATCATCTTTCTCCTTTAGTGCTGCCTTCAATCGTTTGGTATCGTTGATATATACCTCACTATTTTTGACATCTTCAGGATTCAGTTTTGAGTGTTTGCTGGCTGCCTCAATGGCTGCCTCAACTATCTCATCAATGTTATTTCCTTCGACTCCAAACTTTGCCTTAAGTGCTTTTTCTTTAGCTGTTAAGGATTCTTTTTCTCCCCACGATTTGCCCTCCTTTTTACCGGAAAGTTTTGCTGCCAGAAGTTTCTCACCAAATTGTGATTTGATGATCGCTTCAATGTCAGCTTGTGGTTTGAACTGTTCACCATCTTTCAGGGCTTGAGTGAGTTCCCCAGGGCTTGTTTCGAGTACATCAGCCAAAAACTCCGGTGTTAATTCAATCATATAAATATTGCTCGCGCAAATAGTTTACTCTTTAAACCTTTTCAGCTTCCTGTAAAGGTGTTGGCCTTTGTGGCTGTGGTCTTGGCGTTTGAATTGCCACCGGTGCGGGTTCTGGCTTCTTCAATGGCTCAGGTGCTTTTGTCCCTGTTGATTCTCCCGTCAATACCCATCCGTTTTTCTCTTGTTTCACGATACCATCTTCACGACTTGAATAGTGGCGAAGTGGTACGTTATTCCATGCCGTTACGGTAAATTCCTTTCTTTGTGGATTACCATTTTTGTCAACCCTCGTTAGGTGTTGGGCAATAAGTTTTTTCTGCTGTTGTTTTGCCATGAGTTTTTTATGCTGTTGCTAAATCGGCATCTTTCGGTGCCTTTGATTTCAATGGTTCAGGTGTTTTGAATTTGCCCACTTTCAATTGGGCAGCCTGATCCATTGCATATGTTGGAGGGTCGAACAGGTGATACCATTCAAGGACTATCTGTCCTTCAAGTAATACCTGCTCACCTCTTTGGTTGACATTACCTGCATTGACTACACGGGCAATGATGCCAGCGGCACCACCGTATCCACGGCCATCAATATCACCATACCAGATGCAGACATATTGAGAGCCTTGCAGCTCCCGGATAGCATCGTAATTGGTGATGTGCATATCGGTAATCGTGAAATTGAGCGTATGCTTCCGGTCAACTGTTTTAAGCCTTCCTGACCTGGTTGGTAGTGGTACGGTAATTGCTTCAGCCAGCGGCTTGTCACCAAATCCAATGAACTTAGCAATACCTGTAACCCCCAAACCTCCTGCACCTGGATCAGTATGATCCACCGGTGTTACAACTGGCTCCCATTGCCCGGTTGTACCGTCCTTAACGACATTGCAAATCCATAACCTGTCAATCTCACCTTCATGAGTGACATAGGCATCTGGACAAGTTGAGAAGTTTGTAGCGGTTGGTACTGTTGGCGTACAATCAGTAGATGGGAATCCGGTAGGACCGGTATATGGTGATGTGAAAAGATCTGCTGCCATTGTGTAGTTTTTAGGTTTTAAAACCTTTACCACAAAATTCAGCAGATTGGAAAGTAAAGCGTGTTACAATGTGTAACAAATATTAGGCGCTCTCATCTTCTTCATTTTGTTTTGGCAATTCTGCCATATCAATTTTACGCCACCCATCAGCCCACAACATATTTGAAAGTTCGACACCGATATCTTCGACGGCTTCTTCAGTTAAGTATGGCTGTAAAATATGGGTGCCTTCATGGATTAGTACGTCTAGTAATTCTTTTCCTTTTATCCGGCTATCCGCATGGATCATATCAGCGTAAGGCTCAACCAATCCGGTTGCCTTACGCCTGCCTAATTTCTTATAGATGATGCCGGATATCTTTGCCATTATAACACCTCCCCTTTATGTATGCGTTTATTCTGAACATTGAAATTACCATCAGCCTCAACTTCAATAAAGGCAAATCCGTGATTCCATTTATTGAGTGGCATATAATCAGGATGCAGCTCTGAAAGGCATCCAACACTCCATGTCGTAGTAATTCTACCGTTCATATCTGTTTCAGTGTGTTCACTTGTTTGGTGATTATGCCCCTGCATAGCTGACACCTTTGCCTTTAGGAATAAACCACGGGCAATATTAACGGGGGAAAAAGTGCCACCGGGAAACTCGTGACCATGTATTATATTTAGATCACCTGCCTTTGCTATTCGCTTATTGTGAACAAATGATATATCGTCACCACATCTTTTTCTTATTAATGCCTCAAGTGAAAATTCAGGAACCCCATGAAGCTCTCCAGCTTTCTGGTATAGGAATTGATCATATCTATCTTCATGGTTGCCAGTTTTGTACACAACATTGGCTTTTGGAAACTCCTCACGCAAAGCGTAAATTAAATTTCCAAGCGAATCAAGCTCTGCGGCAAATGCCCTTTTCTTTGGGTCACGAACAAAACGGCTCAACTGATGGCAGTCAATACCGTCTCCACCAATAAAAAGTGTATCAGGCTCCTGTGGCTTTAACCATCCAATTGCCCCGGTCAGTGCCGGAATAGAATGATATGGGCAATGGATATCAAATAGCCCCGCAATCCTTTCACCTTTTATAATGTATGGTTCGTAAATAGTCTCATCACTCTCCGGTAAATTGTACGGATTCTTTGGACGTGCATCTTTTTCAAATAAATTTTTCATAAGCTCATTACCGATACCTCCACGCCCTATCACTTTTGAAATCAATAACCTCACTTTCTCGACATCGGTAAATCGCAATGGATGATCATTATAAATTATTCTTGCCAATTTCAAAACAGGCATCTTCTTGCCATCAGGCATCAAGTCTTTACCGTCCCGGATATATGACCGTATTAGTTCTACATTTCCACTCCGCACCCCGTTCTGGTTGCCCTTCATACTCTCGCTTAAGCCCATAGATATGTTTTTATGAATTTTAAAAAAGGACTAAAAATATTTTACTCCTGTTTATCATCTCCGGTATGCTTCACCAACTCATCCATAAGAGGGAAGTCAGCCATTCCTTTTTCTTTAATATACACCTGAAAACCACGAAGCATACCTATGATGCCGTTATACTTCATCTGAAGGTTCCGGTACGCTTCATCCAATAATCGATATTTATTCTCCCAGTTATGCAGCTCGGTACGGAGATAGTCAATTTGCTTTTTGATATCAGCAAGTTTAACATCTCGCTCTTCTACAGACCTGTAACTCTTAAAGAATGGAAGTACGAATTTATCAGCAGCCCAAAGGACGGCTATGATACATAATATCCATATCGGTAATGATGGGATGATCTGATCTAATGGAAACATAGAGAGGTGTTATTTAGTGCGCTCTTACTACTTTATGGAGTTGTTGATTATTACTCCGATCTTTAGCCCTGTTGATATAGGTGATTTGATAATAGGTATATCGGATTCAATAAGAAGTCCTAGCCCATTGGCTATTGGTAATACACCACTGATATCAATTACAAATGAATTACCTGTACCGCCTGCTGTATTTATAATGTATTCGGGTCCACAGGATATTGTAGCTGGCATCCCGCCCGGTTCTTTAGGATAAAAGGCAGCTTCCGCACCAACAAATAAACGGGTATCGGATATTGACCCCGCATCTGTGATATCAGCAATATGATAATTAAATGATCCGTGCAGGTTTATAACTTTTCTTTGCTTTCTGAGTATGGTATACCACGGATATATGCCAATAGACACCCCGCTATCTTCATCCAATGAATCAACATTTGATATGCCTACATTTGCAATTACCGGGATCGCGTAATTCTCCCCCTGATCAAAAATGTACATTGCACGTCCTGATAAAAGGAATGAGTTTGAAACATCCCCAACTACATTATAGGCTAGTTTTGCACCTACCCACGGATTATTGAGTGAGTTAGCTGATATTTTTGCTGGTTGGTTTTTCTTATTTGCTGATGACACCATGCTGAATGGTGTTTGGGCTTCTGCTATTGAAGCAACCAAAATAAATGAAAGTAATATAAGATTTTTCATGTGTTACTTTTAAGAGTTAAAGTAAAATAAGGGGAGGTCGTATTTCATCCCTCCCCTGTTGTGGTAATGGCTAAAGTCGCTTTTTGAATGCGTACACGGTCTGCATTTTAGTGGACTGCGTTCCAGTGCTTATCGCTCGAATCCTCCACCATGTAGGCAAAAAACCTCGCTCATCAGGATCGGTATCAAACCGGAGTACCTGCGATGTGGCCCCGTTTCCTGTTTCCGTATCCATATTATACCATGCTGATCCAGCCAAGTCTAATGCAACCTGAAGGACGTAGGTAACTGCTGTTGATCCTGAAAGGGAATCAGACTTTACCCATACCTCAAGATCGCCCAGGTCTTTAAACCTGCGGGAAGTGGCAAAGGATGTGCCATTTGGATAATGGTAAACGGTATCTGCATTGGTGAGCGTGTCCGGTCCTGACTCTCCGGTGTACAGTAGTGGCGCTTGTGCATTCGTAGAAAGTGCAAACGCCGTAAAAACGGCAATTAAAAAAAGGAATTTCCTCATTTTGAAATAGTATTAAATGGTTAATTAATTAATTACGATCAGTTATATTCTTACCCGATCCCATCCAGCCAAAGTGAATGAGTCGATTAGTGTTTGCTCGAGTTGAAATGGTATAAAATGAAGATCAGCGTACCGTCTACCAGCTTTGCAGTCTTTCAGAATTTCACGGCAAATAGTTACATATCCGATACTATCCCATTCGCTTCCGTAAAAGGTGAACATATCGACAGACGGGTAATTGTTTATTGATTGTTTGAAATCCTCGATGGTCGCTCCTGATGCCCATAGTTCTTGTTTGCCAGTTCCGAAATACCACTTTCCGCCTGGGGTTCGTGTGAATATCTTTAGTTGGTACTGCTTATGATCGTTCGTCCCTTCTATGACCACCCACGCCCCGATTTGATTTGATCCGAATGTAAAAGGCAGTGTCGTTATGTGGCTGACCACTTCGCCCAGATCGTATGAGCTTATTCCGCCACCTTCCCATAAGATTGAATCCTGAGGCGTGTCGAATTTGATATACAAACCCACAAATTCAGGTGTGGTGTATTCGATATACTCCGTACAGGTATCGACCTCAATCGGATCGGACGGTGGATTGAGTATAGCGTTCCATTCCTCCAATGTCATGATCGGATCGAAATAACATGAGGTGAGGCAAAAGAATGAGGTGAGGATTAGTAAGTATTTCATTGGTTTAGTTTTTAATTACTATGAGTGAATCACCAGTATCGACTATTAAGTATCCGTGCCATTCGATCATATTGTCATCTGTCTCTACGATATGCCTCCATGTTCCCCAATCGTCCTGATACGGTGTCAAAAGCCAATCACTTGTATATCCATTGTCGACATATACGGGTATCTGATACTCAACGATTGCACTTCCCCGTATCGGTTTGGTCATTCCGCACCCGTACAGAAGCATTAGGAATAGTGTGATAACGATGACGAATAGCGTCCATCCGATCAGGTCGATTATTGATTGTTGTTTCATTATGGATAGATTGCGCCTGATTTTAATTTATGAACATTGAGCGTTCTGGCTGTTGTCCCGACCGATTTCATTATAACAACCCTTGCCCCGTTTTTCACAGCATTGGGCATATTAGTCGTTACTCTTCCAACGTATGCCCCGTTTATGTATGCCCTTGCTTCTGTATTAGCCTTGTTGTGTTCTATCCTTATTACATAAAGTGACCCCGCTACGGCTGCCACATTAAGATCAACAGGAGTTGATTCCGCCCCTGCGTTGTCTTGCGTAAATAGTTCAAACTCGCCCGAATTAATACCATGAGAATATCTAATTGCAGTGGTATTGTTTTCTTCTAGGTTTGTGCCGACTGTACCCGTTAGCTGAACTTCGACAGTAAAAGTTTCAGATCCATCTGATAGAGTTGGTATAGATATAACCGCCTCAATAAATTCATGTGACCCACCAAATGAGAAATTTTCGCCTATGCTTTCTGATGAGTACATGGTATATCCCCATGCAGAATTAGTGCTTGTGCTAAGCGTTGCACATCCTGGCAGTGTGCTTGTTGCATCGGTAATAGTTATTGTTCCAGTGCCTATTGCAAGGTGTCCTGTTCTGAATATAGTCGAAGATTGCCTTTCTGCACTCCAATCATAATACATAGTTGCCTTTCCGTCATCACTTTGCCCTATTATTCGCCATCCTGTATTTGTCAGATCATATACAACATCCACTGATTGACCACCGTATAGTATAAATTCGCCTGATGATGGTGATAAAAACCTATGTGCCGCATCTGAATCAGGATGGGATGGATTTAGTATTACTGGATAAATTCCTGTATTGAAAATCGTCTTGTGCAAAGTCCCTGCAACCGAATCAACTATGCCCGTGATAGCCCTTATCCCATTATCCCCTGATATATAGACATACGTTGCCCGTCCTATTCCAGTCGGTGCGTAATTGTC